AGGAGAAATTGATGACCTTCGCTATTTTACTAATAAGTTGTTTAGGGCTTTACGCATTCCTAGCAGTTATCTACCTACTGGTTCCGACGACGGAGGATCTAACTTTAATGATGGTCGAGTTGGAACAGCCTACATTCAAGAACTTAGATTCAACAAATACTGCGAGCGACTACAAAGTCTCTTAAATGAGCCGTTTGATACAGAATTTAAGTTGTATTTGCACACACAAGGTATTAACGTAGATAATAATGTTTTTGAAATTAGATTCAATAAACCTCAAAATTTTGCCGCCTACCGCCAAGCAGAAATGGATACTGCTCGTGTTAATACATTTAACACTATGATGGCAGTTCCGTTTGTAAGCAAACGTTTTGCTATGAAACGCTTCTTAGGAATGACTACAGAAGAAGTTGCAGAAAATGAACGTATGTGGCGCGAAGAAAATGTCGATGAAGATCAATATCTAAGCGCAAGTAGTGAATTGCGTTCTGCAGGAATTACTGCCAACGGTATGGCAGCGGATGCTACTGCACTAAGCGGAAGTGCTCCTCCGCCTGCACAAGATCCAAACGCGGCACCTACAGACGGCGCCGATGCAGGAGGTGCAGTTCCACCTCCGGCCGCATAAATACTGATATGATACTAAGAGAATTCATTTATTTTGATCGTGATCATGCCAAGCCTCAAGAGGATAACAGGTACATTAGCAGTAATGATACTAGTATTCTTAAGAGTAAGGATCTACGTAAAACTCGTTTAACATTGAAAATGATCAACGATATACGTAAGGCCGCAGAAGCACACGATAAAGAAAAGCGTGAAGAACTTGGTTTGGTTAGAAAAATGTACGCGGCTCCACCGCCAGAAGCGGCGCCTGCGGCATAAAAATAGTGAAAATTTGTCAATTCCAGGAGAAATCCTGCGTCATTCAGGTCAAAACGATTCGTTTTTGACCTATTTCGTGCATGAAAATTATGTGTAGTGTAAATACACGCACAGCCTTGCCGCTACCCTAATAGGAGAATTAAAAACATGTCTACAAAATTTGAACAACTGTTAGACCTTTTGATTAACGAAGAACATGAAAAAGCCAATGAACTTTTCCATGAAATCGTTGTAGAAAAGTCTAGAGATATTTACGAGAACCTTATCGCTGAAGAAGAAGATGAGGAAATGGATGAAGCCGCCGACGAAGAAATGGACGAAGGCGCCGACGAAGAAGAAATGGATGAGTCCGCTGATGACGAAGAAATGGACGAATCTGCAGACGAAGAAATGGACGAGTCCGATGAAGAATTAGAAGATTCTTACATGATGGACGGTGATGACGAAGAAGGTGATATGGGTGGCGATGCCACTGATGACTTAGGTGCTGAGATTGGTGCCGACGACGCCATGGGCGGAGAAGGTGGTGAAGACCAAGCAATTTACGACATCAAGAGTGCTATTGAAGAACTAGAAGCCGCCTTTGCAGAACTAGAAAAAGCACAAGGTATGGAAACTGGTGATGACTTTGGTCACGATGAAGAAGGCGAAGAAGACGGCGAAGACGAAATGATGGGCAAGCCAGCATTTGAAGGTCGTCGTATGACACGCGAGTACACTGAAAAAGTTGGTCACAACTACGGCGGTAACACACAAAAAACTGACGGTGATGAAGCAGGTGCAGGTACTGGCGAAAAACAAAGCAAGCCAGTAAACGGCAAAAGCCCAGTAAGTTCCGGTAAAGGTAAGCCTACAACAGGCGCTACTGCTGGTAACATCCTAGGTGATTCTAGCGTTGGAACAGGTAAGAACACAGGTACAAGCCCCGACAGCCTAAACAAGGGCATTGCCCAAGTTGCTGGTGAAAAGTTTGCTAAAGGCATGAACAACGTTGATGGCGTTAAGTCAGGCGTTAAGACACTAAGCAAACAAGGTGCTGGTTATCCAGGAAACAACAAGACTCCAGGTCCGGTTGGTTCTGGTTCTGGCGACAAAGCAGGCCAAACAAGCGTTGGCAAAGTTGTTAGCCCAATCAACGGCGCACCTAACCGTAACGCTTAATTAGAGAAACTGGATGAGACAAATTTCCTATCTACGTGAGAACCTAAGTTTTGATCAGGCTGGAGTTGTACTCGAGTCTGACGACAAGGATGGCAAAAGCCTTTACTTAAAAGGCATTGCTATTCAAGGTGGTATTCGCAACGCTAATCAACGTGTCTACCCTGTAGACGAAATTGAACGTGCTGTAAAATCACTTAATGATCAAATTCAAAACGGTTATTCGGTGCTAGGCGAAGTTGATCATCCAGATGATTTAAAAGTTAATTTAGACCGTGTATCCCATATGATTACTCAGATGTGGATGGAAGGTCCAAATGGATATGGAAAGATGAAAATCCTTCCTACGCCAATGGGAAACTTAGTCCGCACTATGCTTGAGAGCGGTGTAAAACTTGGTGTTAGTTCTCGTGGTAGTGGCAATGTTAACGACATGAACGGCCATGTATCCGATTTCGAGATTATCACGGTGGACGTAGTGGCTCAACCCAGCGCCCCTGGTGCTTATCCTACTCCTGTGTATGAACATATTATGAACACACGCGGCGGTATGAGAGCATTTAGGGTTGCTACCGAAGTAAAAGAAGATCCAAAGGCCCAGAAATACCTGCAAGAAGCACTCTTGCATGTTATTAAAGGTCTAAAATAAGCCCGAGGAGAATTATAAATGGACGCATTCAAACAGTTAGTTGAATCAGGTGTAATGACAGAAGAGACACGCACAGTTGTCGAGGCTGCTTTACAATCTAAGATTCAAGAAACACGCGACCTAGTAACTGCCGAACTTCGTGAAGAATTTGCACAAAAATACAATCATGACAAAAGCATGATGGTAGAAGCAATCGACAAGATGTTAAGCGACAGACTAGTTGCAGAAATGTCCGAATTGTATAATGACAAAAAAGCCCTAGCAGAAGCAAAAGCACAGTACCAAACACGTATTAGTGAAGATGCTAAGAAACTAGAAGGATTTGTTATTAACCAACTAGGAAAAGAGTTAGTTGAGTTCCAGGGCGATCGTAAGAAAGTCGCAGAGAACTTCCAAAAGTTAGAGCAATTTGTAGTACATGCCCTAACAAAAGAAATCCAAGAATTTGCTACTGACAAGAAAGACCTAGCCGAAACTAAAGTTCGTCTAGTTCGTGAAGCCAAGAGTAAATTTGCAGATATTAAGCAGAGTTTCATTCAACGTGCCGCTAAGGTTGTTGAAAGTACAGTTACTAACAAGTTAACAACTGAAATCAAGCAATTGAAAGAAGACATTGACAGTGCTCGTAACAATGACTTTGGTCGTAAGATCTATGAAGCATTTGCACAAGAGTTTGCCGGTTCTTATCTAAATGAAAAATCTGAAACAAGTAAATTGTTAAAGATTATTTCTAAGAAAGAACAAGAACTAGCAGAAGCAAAACAAGTCGTAGCGGAAAAAGAATCTCTAGTAGAATCTACACAGCGCGAAATTCGAGTTACAAAAGACTTGATGGAACGCAAGGCCGTTATGGGCGAGTTATTGGCACCTTTAAGTGCTGATAAAAAAGCACTCATGAAAGAACTTTTAGAGTCTGTACAGACTGTAAAACTTAATGAGGCTTTTGACAAATACCTACCAGCAGTTATGGAAGGACAACGCACAGCACCAGTCGCTAAAAAGACTGTGTTGAGTGAAGGTACTACTGTAACAGGAAATCGTGAAAGCAAGCCAGAGGTAGGCTTAGATAACATCTTAGATATTCGCAAATTAGCGGGTCTAAAATAATTATATTCAAGGAGACAAATTAAATGTCACAATTATTAAATGAAAGATGGTCAGAGACCAAAGACGCTCTGCTTGAAGGCCTATCGGGTAACCGTCGTAGTTCTATGGGCGTATGCTTAGAGAACACACGCAAGTTCTTGGCTGAAAGCGCAACAGCAGGTGCAACAAGCGCAGGTAACGTAGCAACACTTAACCGTGTTATTCTACCAGTTATCCGTCGTGTTATGCCTACAGTTATTGCCAACGAGATCATCGGCGTTCAGCCAATGACTGGTCCAGTTGGTCAAATCCACACATTACGTGTACGTTATGCAGATGCTTCTCAAGAAGTTTCCGCAGGCGAAGAAGCATTGAGCCCATTCAAAATTGCTCAAGCATATTCTGGTAACGACAGCAACAGCACACCACGTGCGGCTGCTACAAGTACTCTAGAGGGTACACCAGGTAAGCGTATGAGCATTCAAATCTTGAAGGCACCAGTAGAAGCCAAGAGCCGCAAACTAAGCGCACGTTGGACATTCGAAGCCGCTCAAGATGCTCAAGCACAACAAGGTATCGATATCGAAGCAGAAATCATGGCCGCTTTGGCACAAGAGATCACTGCTGAGATCGACCAAGAGATCCTAGCAAGCCTACGTGGTTTGGCAACTGTTGAAGAAACATATGACCAAGCATTGGTATCTGGTACTGCTACATTCGTTGGTGACGAGCATGCCGCATTGGCAATTCAAATCAACCGTGTTGCTAACTTGATCGCTCAACGCACACGTCGTGGTGCGGCTAACTGGGCTGTTGTTTCTAACCAGGCTCTAACGATCCTACAAAGTGCAACAACTAGTGCATTTGCTCGTACAACAGAAGGTACATTCGAAGCACCTACAAACACTAAGTTTGTTGGTACATTGAAC